ATCTATTTGAGCAGCGTGATGCCACCTTCCTGGCACGTGCTAGAGCGCTGGCCGTACAGATCTGCCAGGCACAAGGCAGCGTCAGCATCAATGACATTCGACAAAATCTTGCTCTGCCTGCAGAGATGCACCCCAGCGTATTGGGCGCAGTCTTCAAAGGCAAGCAGTTCAAGGCCGTAGGTTTTACCGAGGCCAATCACCCGCAGGCTCACGCCCGCATCATCCGCATCTATCAACTAAAGGAGTCCTTCAATGGTCAACAAAGTCACGCCTGACACCATGCTGTCAGCATCCCGCCTGCCCTCGGTCATGGGTATGTCCAAGTACAACACGCCCAATGACGAATTGGAAACGTCAATCAATGCCATCCAGGGCAAAGAGCGCCCAGACATCGGCAATGAATCCATGGACTGGGGCAACCAGCTCGAACCACTGATCTTGCGTGAGGCAGCCAAGCGCCTGCTCCTGACAGAGCTGGTCATTGATCACGATAAACCGTTCTTTCACACTAGCCTGCCACTGTGCTGCAGTCTTGATGGCAGCGCCCAAGGCCGTGGCCAGGTCATCGTCAGTGATCCAGACAATGGCATCTTTATTGTTGGCCAGGACTCGATCACCCTTGATGGCGCTGGTGTACTAGAGGCCAAGCTCACAGCCATGGAGCCAGAAGATATGCCACCCCTGTGGCGTGGTCCGATCCAGCTGCAGGCTCAGATGGACATCATGCAGGCCAAGTGGGGCGTGCTGGCCACACTCTACAAAGGCACTCAACTGCGCTTGTTTATCTTTGCTCCGCACCAGGCAACCCTCGACAGCATCGCCAGGGTAACCACAGACTTCCAGTCCCGCCTGGACAACTACAAAGAGACTGGCTCGATTGACTACTACCCACCGCAGGCAGGCGAGAAGTGGCCAGACGCACGTGGCGCCTACCCAGTAATTGAAGATACCGTTTTGCTAGATGCCGAGGCCACCGAGCTGGCTCAACGCATCATGGACAACAAACTGCAGCTAAAAATTCTAGAGCAATCAATTGCTGCAGATGAGGAGAGCATCAAAGAGTTGATGGGCAAGTCAACCAAGGGGATCGCTGGTGGCTACACCATCAGCTGGCCAACTCGCAGTTACAAAGCGCAGCCAGAGAAGACCGTGCCGGCCAAAGAGGCCTACACCATACGCCAGTCTACGCTCACCATCAAAGAGGCCAAGTCGTGATCAACCCACATGATATGGATCAACTCACAGCTGCACATAACCGTGCCATGCAGGCTGTGATGGACGCCACTAACGCCAATGTTGATCAGGCAGATGAGCTTGTCACCAGCATTAGCGCCCTAGTATTTGAAACCCTTAAACATTACATGAAAGACAACAATGCAACTCACAACTAACCGCCAGGGCTTTGCGCCAGCTACGGTCACCGAGGCCATACAGTTCTCAGAGATGCTGGCCAACAGCAACATGGTTCCCAAGCAGTACATGGGCAAGCCACAAGACATCATGGTCTGCATTCAGTGGGGCATGGAGATGGGTCTAGCACCCATGCAAGCCCTACAAAATATTGCTGTGATCAATGGCAAGCCTAGTGTGTACGGTGATGCCATGATGGCGCTGGTGCAGGCCAGCCCAGTGTGTGATGGTGTCGAGGAATCGATTGAAGATGAGGGTACGCCAAACCCAGTGGCCGTGTGTGTGGCCAGGCGCAAGGGCAGAGCGCCAGTCACTGTGCGTTTCAGTGTTGAAGATGCCAAACGTGCAGGCCTGTGGGGCAAGCAGGGTCCATGGCAGGCATACCCCAAGCGAATGCTGCAGATGCGAGCCAGGGGCTTTGCTTTGCGTGATGCATACCCAGATGTACTCAAAGGATTGATCAGTACAGAAGAGGCACAAGACTACCCAGAGGAGACTAAGCGCCCACCCAAAGACATCACGCCACGCAACCCACTTGATGCATTGCAGGCGCCAGCACCAGCACCAGCTGTAGAGTTCACTGCGCCAGACATTGAGACTGGTGAGGTTGAGATCGTTGACCACCCACCATTTGAAGAGTTGGCCACCGAGCCACCAGCTGCAGCACCCGCTGGTGAGTTTGCAATCATCTTGCCTGGTAAGGATCTACCGCATAGCACCTACGCCACACTAGAAGAGTGGCAAGATGCGTATGAGCAGTTCTGCGAGAAGATCGCATCCAGTCAGAAGATCAAGCCACGTGAACGCATGACTAAGTTACGTGAGTTACGTGAGGCCAACGGTGACACCATCAACAAGGTAGACATGGCTAAACGTGTACGCCACATTGCTGGTCATCAACAGCGCATTGCTGCGCTTGGTGCTGCCACTTAGGCCAGTACTGCCAAGGCCTGCTGAACGTGCTTAATGCGATCATCCAGGCCTATCGTTCCACCGTTGATGATCTTGGTTACCTTGGTGTAATCAAGGGCATCCGCTGGTGAGTTTAGGTTATGTGTTGACCAGAACCAACCACCAGATAGAGCAGCGTACTTTGGGCTGCTAACAAGATCAGGATTAGCAACAAAATCCACACCCAGCGCTTTACCGCAGTGAAAATAAGAGCTATGTCCAGTGAGCTGAATGATTCCGCGACCACGGAAACGAAAACCGTCACCAGAATTTTCGTCACGGTTACCCATACGTGAGCTATATACAGAATTTGCGATCTTGCGAGGATTTCCCGAATACTCATTGGCTTTCTCCAAAGTAGGAAACCTTCTAGGCCACAGCTTCATTAACGTAGCAGCCTTGTAGTTAAGGTTTTCTTCCAACAGTCTGAAGTTACCGCACTCATGCGAACACTGGCCAATGAACATGGCCTGCTGGTTGTGTGTCACTATTCCAAAGCGCTCAAAGGTTTCATTGAGTGGGTCAACCCAGTCAGCACTGATGTGCAGCTTGGCAAGTTTCTCAGCGTTTAACATTGATGGTCTCCATTACTTTGGCGTAGCTGTCGATGCAGGCGTTGAGCTGGGCAGTGTTGCGGTCTCCTTGGGCGACAATTTCAGCGATGGCTGCGAGGGTTGCTCGGTCGGCATCAGCAGCTTGGTTAGCCTGTCTGTCAGATTGACTTCCCGCTTTGCTGCTATCTCCGCTGGCAGGGGCGGTACTTGCACTGGCTTGTACGCAACCTGGGGTTTGGAGGCGCAGGCTACTAGAGCGAATGAGCTTATTAAGAGAAGACTGTTTTTCAGTGATGGCATTGTTGGCCTCCTGTAACTTGGTTGAGTTGTCGTTGAGTTGTTTGGTAAGTTCCTGCTCTTTAGTCCGAGCCTCTTCATTCTTGATGGCGATCTCTGCCTGCATCTCCTGGTCACGCTCTGCCCAGCCCTTGTGATGGCCGTAGAAGTACACGCTGATGGCCATGACAATGGCGCCAATAATTAGCCAGGGGTTTGGAATCATGTCTCAGACCTCGCTGCAGCACGTTCATGTGCGATCTCTTCCTTGGCTGGATCTATGAAGTCTGGTGGTGTAGTCGGTGGAGGTGGCGCTCTCCATTCCTCATCGAGTACTGGGTTCACCCAAGCAGGCAGGCCACCAGATGGTGCTGTCCAAGTAGATGTAGCAGGCGCTGCAGCTGGAGCAGGCGCAGGCGCAGGCGGTGTTGTTGGGTTACTTGCTTGCGATACTTTGTCAGCAATAGCCTGCGCTCCCTTGCGAGACATGACGCCACCGATGCCACCCACAATCAGCAAGACCACATCGTTCAGCATCTTGGCAAACGCTTGGTCAAGTGGTGCAAGGGTCTTGATTGGCTGCACGACAAACGCCAGGCTATAGAGCATAAAGAAGACTATGCCTGCCAGGATAAAGGTAACAACCAGGACCACAAAGGCCCAGACTCTTACCTCAATTTCCTCTTGGGTTAGCAATCGGTTCGGATGAAACTTGGGCTGGGGGTTGGACAATTGACTTCTCCAGTACTGGGGCTACAAGGTAATCGGGACAATCTTGGGTGAACAGGCAGTCAGGTCGCTGGCATTGCTTGGCCACAAAGTTCTTGGGATTCTGGCAAAAATATCTAAACCTGTCTTCACAAGCAGTCAGCAGTAACAGCAGCAGTAAATATTTCATTTGCTCTCTTTCAGTTCTTGCTTTAGCTTTCTCAATTCTTTTATCTCACGCTTTAGTTGAGCTTTCATGTAGAGCGTTTCAACGTACGCCATACTTGTTGCACCCACGACAACGCATAGCATCACGCCCATTAAAACCCATCCGACAAGTTTCGTAGTTGCCACATTACCCACCCAAAAAATAATGATATGAACATCACAGCAACACCTCCACTAATCATCTCAATCTGCCTGATCTCTTCCTGTTCTTTCTGCCACCGTGCAAGCCTGGCTCTGCGAATCATCTCAGACCTAGCCCACGCCTGCTCTTGCTCAATCCTGCCATGCATCACCAAAAATCTACCATACAAATCTTTCAACTCTGCTGGCGCATACACCATCGCCTCTCTGGTCTGCTCCATTAGCTTTTCCATCTGCAGCTCAACCAGTACCCGCTCGATTGCTTTCTTGCTGGTGTTCTGGGTTGGGTCATAGTTGGCTTTGCTTGTTTCCTCTAGCTCAATGTAGTAGTTGTTGATCTGTTGTTGTGTGTCAAATAGAACACCAAGGTTATCGCCAATGTCTTTGATTAGTTGGAGTTCGAGTTGCTCATAGGTTTGCTTGGTTGCTGCTGTTTTGGCTGCTGACTTGGCTGGCGCTTTCGCCACAGGCTTTGTCGTATCACTTGCAGTCTTTTCTTT